TTACCAATCGCGCGCATTAAGTCTATCATGACAGTTAATATGCCAGGTAATGTTACATTCTTCGTTGGTTGGCAAGATCCACTTATCATCCAAGTAGGACTAGACCAGCGAACAGGCGACCATTATGCTATCATGGTGCGCTTATTCATTTCAACAAGTGCTCCGATCTGATCGCGCGCATTTAGTAGCGCGCGCCTTATTTTTTGCACATACTTGCGCTCTTTCATTATGCGCGCCTCTTCTTGCATAACTTCGCGCGCAATGGCAACCTTTCTTGCGCGCACGCTTGTATCCTCGCCATGTTGCTGCTGGCGCGTAGAAGGACTAGGATCATAGTCATGATACTTAATAGTTATAGTTGCGACTGGTTCATCTAGCAATAAGCCATTTACGCACGCAATGAGCGCGCTCGCACATTCACTTAGGGACTCGCGCGTGGTTGGTTTGCGTGTATGAGTGTATGCGCGCACGAATCGCGCGCAACTCATAGTACGCTCTTGCGCAATCGCTATTCTTAGTAGTTGTTCGATATGCTCGATAATAGTTACGCATTCATCAAATTCGCGCGATGCATCATCTCGCGCACTTCCAACAACCTCGCGCATCGCCTCATCTCGAGCATGTATATAATCAAATGTTGGATCGTCAGTTTGTGGCGCCTCGATAATATTCATAATCAAACTCGGATGCGCGCGTAATGAATGCCCATGTTCACTATCCACACCGATGCGCGCGAGTTCATCAAACCCTCCTATCTTGTGTAAATCTTCTAGTGATGCCATTATATAGACAAGTTGTTATACATTTTTTATTATCATGTCTATTAGTGGAGCAGGAGTATTACCAACCTTTCGCATCAAGTATGAAGGCGCGGACATCATAGACTATCGAAATCCGCATACAAGTGTCTCGCGAGACAAAGTAGTTGATTCTTTACTACCTCGCGAAGTATGCGCATGCGCGATAGGGCGCGCAATAGATGCGCGCGATGGTACGGTTATGCGTCATTGTATGCGCCCAGAGACAATAGCCAAGATTGCGCAAGGATATGGTCATGGTCATGATCATGACCATGACCATAGTCACGACCATAGTCATGATCATGACCATGGTCACGATGATTCATTCGAAACATTACACGCATTGATGGCGCGAACACACTGCACGGATGAGAAGTGCGTTCTTGATACTGCTGCGCGAGAACATGCTATTAGCTTGGAAGATGCTGGTATCGAGGAGCAAATCGCGTTTAAACGCGCGGGACCAACCGACACATCTCTATTCAATGACTCCGTAATACACGCGCAAATGTTCGCGTGGATGTATCAGTTCGCGCCATTCTGGGCATATAACTTCAACATGCTCGACTATGCTACATCATCAATGAGAAACGGGCGAGTTGTGCGCAAGCCTGATACGCTCGCAACAGTGAATTGGCGCGACTTGTATGAAGGTCGCGCGCAACTGCCTCCCGGTATTAGTGATGACGCGGCGCAAAGTGCCGCGAGCGCGATGATAAAAAGCAAACGCGCAAATGGAGTTAGATGCACTGGGTGTATCATAAATGGGGATGTATATGACGGAAATGGTAAGCATTGGATGGCACTATTCGCGGACGCGCGAGATGAAGGAACTCGCGATCGCGCGCCATCTTGGACCATAGAGTTTTTCAATAGTGCCGCGGTAAGACCTGAAAGTGAGTGGTTAGTATGGATGGCGAAGACAAAGCGCGAAATGCTCGAAATCAATCCGCGCGCGCAAGTATCATATGTTTATGTATGTAAGCTCTGGCATCAACACTCTACAAGCGAATGTGGTCCGTATTCGCTGTTCTATGTATGGGCGCGCCTCAATGGTGTGTCGCCGCAGTATTTTCTTGAGAATCCAGTACCTGATCAGATCATGTTTGAATTTCGCCAACATCTATTCGCGCGCGATGATACTGGTGGCGCGCGAGCATTCAACTTCCAAGAATATAAGTCGCGCGTTCGCATTAAGTGGGATGCGGAGAAAATTTAACATTGTTGATTATAGACAGTAATCGTATTAGCGATGGATAATATTTACATAGTTCTCGCGATCGTACTTATTATTGTGGTACTTGTTGTTATGTGTCGCGCGCACAATTCCACAAGTGAGGGGTTATATACTGCGTGTGATTGCGTGCATAAGCGCGATGCATTGCTCGCATATGATGTAGGCGCGGAAGGTCAAGGATTACCACAAGGATTACCATACTGCGAGGATAGATATCGCGGAATTAGTCCGTTCTTGCCTCCGAATCGCAAGTGTTATACGGGTTCGTATAATCCGTTTTGGTCACCATATGGTGATGGCGGCGTAGTATCCGAAGTGGGTCCATACTTTGATGTTCCGGTTTCGCGCATGATCGGAGACCATGTGCCACCAGAATAAATATTATTTTCTGGTAAAGTCTTTATTGGAACATATACAAAAAGGGTTAGCATCGTTGTTAGTGTACAATGAATACTTTGTGGTTTGTTGGAATTGGCGTAGTTGTTGTCATTGTTATTGTCATCATCGTTCTTGCTGCAACTGGTAAATTCAGTAAAGCAGCATCTGGCGAATCTGGAAAATCGACAGATACAACAAAAACTGAGACTCTGCAACGCGCGCGACTGATTGATCCGCGCACTGCCGCAGAACGTAGGCGCGATCTGCATACTTATTAAGCGCGCGCATGCATGTGCATGCAAAGTCCCGTCACAAAACGGGTATAATTATTTTTTTGTTAATTTTGTCTGCTTCATCGAATATACCAACAGCAATATCAAGGCGTATCATTATGCCCAAGAAAGGTAGTCGCAAGGCAAAGAAAGGAGGTTGCACATATGGTTCGGGCGTCAGTGGCGCAGCTCGCAAGCGTCGCCCATCTGCCGACAAAGCAGGCAAGTCCAAATCCAAGTCGCGCTCGCATTCACGCAAGTCGCGCAAATCCCATTCGCGCAAATCGCGCAAGTGAATGAATGCGCGAGTGTGCGCATGAGTGCATTCATATGCATGAATTCATGAAATTATTAACATAATACGCACGTGAGCTACTGCAGTAAGCTCATGTATTTTTTTTGAATCGCGCGCGTACGCACTGTTGGACGAGTTGCGCAAAAAAAGGACAATGGCGACAACTTGCCCAATTATTGTTTACACTACGCATTCATTCATTTGCGCTCGTAACGAACCGGGCGCGTGCGCGTCGTGTAGCCAATATGTTTTTTTACTCGCGCACGAGTTGCCATACTTTCATTTGTTGCGCGATACATCATAACAATAACTACGATGATTATGCCTATGACAATCGCGATAATCGCGATAATAATTGCGCGACTAGGTCCAGATGATGGATGGAGCGCGGCGCGCTCCATCTCATCCAAGCGCTGATAATAGTCGCCAAACTCGGCTAGATGTGCAAGCGCAATCTTCGCGGTCTGTACAGGATCGTCGCTTGTTACATTGTTCGCGCCTGCTGCGAGTCCATGTTCTAACTCAACATTCATACCCATGCGCAAGTTCTCGAGTTCTTGCGCGTTGCTCCATGTATGACCGATCTTGCGCGCGATTTGTCTTGCTTCTTCAGTCGTGAACTGTTTGCGCGCAACAGTTGTAGTCATGATAGTTTGTTTAATACCGGGGGGGGTGCGTTATATGTTTGCGCGCGTCGTAATGAAAAAATTGAAATATGTCACGCTTAATACAAGCATCGCATAACAGAAATGCAACAACAAATTCGAGAGGCAACGACAACATTGCGCGAGATCGACAGTATTGTTAATATGATCCCAAGACTAGTTGATGATCGTCTCGCGAACTTCCTTGCAACGTATCCATGTGTAGTAAATGGGTCAGAGTGCGAAGGCGTTATTCCAGTATTAAAGCGCTTGTTCGAATACATCAGAACATATGATTGCAAAACCGCAGCCATGCAAGTTGTACCGTTCTGTATCAGAATGATCGCATGCGCGTCTCCAGTCACAATTGCGTACCAAGTACTAATCAACATTTTTAGTGTCGCGATTAGATGTGACGAGCCAGATTATGTCGCAGGACTAATATCGCAAAATGCTGTTTGGTTGTATGATCGCGGGCAACTAGGTATGACAATTATCGAAATAGTTTGTGAGTATGGAAGTGCAAATGTATCGAGTGTTGTATATCGAACTTTAGCGGAACGTCACGCATTGACGGGCGTACTTGCTAATGTTGTTTGGCATAAGGTTCATCGAACAGCATACGACCGACCGGTGTCGCACACACATGTGCACATTACTATGGTAGTCTTTGCCGATATAATAAGACTCGAACATATTGTATCGAATGATTGTATTAGTGAATGGGATGGCGTTATACGCGGGCATATTACTCGACAGATTCGCGCGTATAATTGTATGATGGGTATGAGAGTACGCGACAGTGATCGTTCGCGTACATATGCATCGACGACAGAAGTAGAACGTAGTGAGCCGAAGCGCAGCAGAATCAGCAGTAAAGCCGACGATGAAAGTCGCAAAGATCGTGGTAAGCGTAGATTGACTCGCAATGCTGAGAGTCGCGAGAGTAAGCGCACTCATGGTCCTTCATGTTGTGATATCAAAAAAGAACCAGATGAAGTCATCGATGACAAAGACGATGTAGATGATATACCAGAATTAGCTTGAGAAATAAATTACTAATAACGATGACATCTTTTTTTGACATAATGCGCGACGCGTGAAGATATACAACAATATGCAACAGTTAGATCGCAATAGTACTAGCTTTCCTCTCGAACTATCGCGCGAACTTGCGCGCGCAACATGGTCGCCAACATTCGACTTCCTATACTATCATCAAAATATCGCGCGCATCTACTTCGCGCGAGAGAAGACGCGCGGACTTCTCATTTACCATGAAACAGGTATGGGTAAGTCATTACTTGCAGCATCTATCGCGATGGACGCTATATTTCCGAGACGCGATAGCACCACGGTTACGCGCGAACGGAATGTTATCATACTCTTATCGAAGTCACTCGCGACAAACATGTCCAATGCTGTTAAGCAATATATCGATGAACGAAGTGCTGCAGGAGGATCGGAAGATATGAATGAATCATCCGCGTTTATTGCACTTGCGCGCATGGACGAGCATGGACGCGATGCATGGATCGCGCGCAACTTTGATTTTGTGACAATGAACGCGAGTAATATGATAACACAAATGGCGCGCGCGACATATGCCGCAAGTGATGAAGATGAGGATATAATCATAGACGTAAAGGCGCGCCAAATCATGCAATCAGTTCCTGACCTTGATGGTAAGCTACTGATCGTTGATGAGGCGCATAACTTGTTTCGCGCAATAACTAACGGGAGTGCCAATGCTGCGACTCTTTATGAGAGTATTATGAATGCGCGCGACCTGAAACTCGCCTTTCTAACAGGCACTCCTATCGCTAATGATCCATTCGAAACAGCCATCTGTTTCAACATGTTAGCAGGCGCGCGCATCTTTCCTGAGTTCTATGTTGATTTCGAAAGACTATTTATTGGTAAGCGCGAGGAATGCGCAACGGATGCAGTCGCGCCTAATGGAAGTGAATGCGCGCGCGAAATGTTTATGATACGGCGCGATAGATTCCAGAATCGCATATTTGGTCTTGTGTCATACGTTAACTATAAATCAACTCTAGGCGTAGGTGTTGCGGATATTCTTGGTCTTCATGAAGGCACGCGCGAAGAACGTCCAAAGCAACAAGTCGAGTTTCCGGAAGAGTTCCCGGAAGAGGTTGTGCGCGTACCTATGACAAGTGACCAGTTTGCTGCATACATAGGCGCGCGAGAGGTTGAGCGCGCGGAAGGCGCAAAAGCCGCAATGCGCGGAGGAAGTCACAGCAGCACCGATGATTATCGTGCAACGCGCGAAGTCTTAGGCGCGCGCCCTATGAAGGTAATGTTCGCGCGCAAGATGAAAAGCGCGCGCGAAACACATGCATTACATAAACCGCGATCCGAGTTCTCTTCACTCTATCGCGTTCATAGTCGCCAGATAGGCAATTATTGCGCGCCTCCAGAGTTGCGCAGTAAGATGATAGCGAGAGGTGATGAAGAAATTATGCCAGTTGGCGCGTTACTTGATGGAGTCGCGCATATCGTGTCACCAAAGTATGAAGCACTTCTGGCGCGAGTGCGCGAACATCCTGAAACTCTCGGTATGGTCTATTCGCAATTCGTTGGTATTGGCGGACTTGCGTCACTCGCGCGTTTTCTCGATCAAAACGGATTCGCAGGACGCTACGCGACAATATCCGGAATGATTCCCATCGAGGATCGCGCAGATATTATCGCGCGGTTTTGTGCGCATGAAAACTTACATGGCGAACACATAGCGCTCCTCCTAGTTAGCTCAACTGGCGCGGAAGGCATCGATCTCAAAGGAGTGCGTCATGTCCATATTTTGGAACCATACTGGAACTATGGGCGCATTAGACAAGTGAAGGCGCGCGCAATTCGTAATCGTTCGCATATTGATCTTCCGCTCGAAGAGAGAAACGTTACAACTTACATTTATGTTGCAGTCGCGCCCGCGCAGTATGAGTTAGATGAACTTGTTAATATGCGTCCAGAGATTCGCGAGATAGTGCGCGAGAAAACGAGTGATGAAGAGTTGTATGATAATTCGCGCAAGAACCAGCGTATTGTTGAACAGTTTGAGCGCGCGATTCGCGAAGTATCGATAGAATGCGCCATTAACCATGATCGCGAGGGTCGCGCGCGAGAATGTCGTATGTGCGCGCCTACTGGTGATCGCATGTTTACTGATGATATCGAAAGTGATATGCGCGTTACTAACCCTTGCAAACCAGTTGCAAGCGAGATAGTTGAGAATGTGCAAAAAATACAAGTTGGTGCCGAGACATTTGCATGGAGGCACGCGCATGATGGTACAATAGAGATGAACATGTATGGTTTCGAGGTCTTTGTTTATGATGCGCGAATCAATGCATGGCGCAAGATGCGCATTAATGATGCGCGATATGATGCGATAGTCGCGCACATCAAGAGTGCACAGGAAACAACCCATTCGTAACAGATGTTTGCGCGCTCGAGAATCGAACCATGAGCGAGAAGCTATTTTTTGGGATGAATATAATTACTTGGTCTGTCGCTAATACTGGAAATGCGAGAGAGCTTATAGGAATAGAGAACCGATTAGTAATAGTAAATGTGCTCGACTGATAACCAACAGTATCATTAACAATAAAAGTAACAAATGGATCAGATGGCAGCGGCACAGTCACAGGTCTGCGAATATATATGGGCACCGTATAGGTTGCGCCAGGTGGCGCGAGTACGCCAATATACAATGCGCCGAGGTCGAATGTGGTTGATACGGCATCAGTAGCGACGCGCGTAGCCACAACTTGTATCGGCGGGATTGGACATGGAACAAACCCAAGCCCGCGCGTTGATCGCACGCGAAATTGTGCGATGATATCACCAGAGATGGTAATCGCCTGCTTTAGGCAAAATGTTGGCTCAATTGGTTCGAGTAATAATGCGTTCGAATCAATATCCGCAACATGAAGTTCGAAGGTGAATAGCGCGTTTGGTGTAGCGGTTTGTACGAGATGCGTTGTTGGTACCACGCTCAGAGTAAGAAATACAGATCGATGATAAAACAGGTCAAATACTGTATTATTCGCGAGATAAATATGCGGGAAATAGAAGCGTCCTATTGTTATCTTAACTACGCGCGTTGGCGTTGTGAGTCCATTGTGCTCGGAGAAGCGGATAGCAACATCTCCACTCGCATAACCATTGAGCGCCGTTGATGTAATCAATGAATCAAAATATAGGCGCGTATCATCAATTGATACGTGTCCGACAGGCATTGCGGGATCGACCGGAATAGGTCCACCAATTGCTATCTTGGCGGCAATTGCTGCTATATCATTCTCGATCGATGATGTGTCACCACCCGGAGCTGGCGCAATGTCTGTACTTCCTGTTCCTCCGGAAAATGGATCTACTACGATGCCGATACCTTGTGGATTCAATGTAACATCCTCATCTTGCATGCCCGAAAGTGTGTTCATTAAATATCCTCTCAAGTCGACATCGGGGATTTGCGCGCGATATTCGCGCATCATCTCGCGCTCGCGCGACTGTGTTCGCGCATAATCTAGCGCCATATCACTACCACTACCACTACCACGACCACGACCACTACCGCGCGCTTGCGATACTGTTCCGCGCGTATCTTTGCTAGGTTGTGATGGCGATGGTTGCGCGCGTTGAACTACGGCACCGCGCGCTTGCTGATGTCCCGCGCGCATGATCGGTTGTCCTCGCGCGCGAGTTGGATATTGTGGAAGAATAGGCGCGCCTTCTTGCCCGCGCACAGAGATAGGTAATGGATGTCTTTGCATTTGTTAGATGTATATTAGTTCAAAGAATATAGTCATACAATAGTTCGTTTTCTTTGCCTGTCGTTCATCTGTTATATGCGCGCGCAAAAAAGAACATATCTAATCAGATCGCAAACGAACGAGATCGATCGATCGATTATGGCGCAGACGTCTCTTCGAGATCATCCGGAATAGTCGCGCCAGGGTTGTTCATTGGATAATCAACGAAGTCCCACCAATCTCTATTTTCGCATTGATCTAATTCTTGTTCATAAATTGGGCGCCAGTAATCAAGAGTGCGCGTATCAATTGCATCATACATACGTTTATCGCGCGCGCCTACCATTGTCATATGGCGCGCATATGCTGCATCATATGTTAGCGCGACTGGTCCAGTATGTGTCGGTGGATTCGCTGTTCGCTCTTCATCTGTATATCGCGCGTCTCCATCATGTGTTGTATGCATGTCACTCATTGGTAACTCACTAACTACTTCGATTGCGGGAATTGCTGTCGCATCGCTAGAAGGCGGTACAGGCGCGACCTTAACTGCTATGTCATCAAGTGGCAATACTGTCAAACCCTCGCGCATGCGCGAGATAATGTACATGACAATAACAACAATAATAATAGCGATGATAATATGCTCAATGTTGATAGTTGGCATTGGGCGCAAGTTTCATATACTGATACAATCGGTGTATTTTGGCAAAAAAATAAGAATGATGCGCGCGCGTTATTACTTTGATGATGGACTAGGAGCGCTCGTGCCAGTGCTTGTACTTGAACTCGTACTCGTGCCCGTGCTTGGACTCGTACTCGTACTCGCGCTAGTACCCGTGCTTGGACTCGCGCGCCCGAGATGTTCTACGCCAAGTTGCGAGTTGAATTCAGAGAATCTCGCAAATAGTTCTTCTGTGCGCGATGTTGATTGACCAGATTTTTGCGCGATGCTGCGATAATACTTGATGATTTGCGAGAATTGACTGGCGAGCGATGCAGAGCGTTTCTTTGTTTGCGCTTGTTTCGAAACATCAATAATAAAGTGCTCGAATATGGTTGTTGATGAATGCGATTGCAAGAAGTCCGTATAGTACGTCCCGAAATTATCGCGCAATAGAACAAGACTACGTTCGATCATATTGAACGCAACACCGCACCTTTCCAACTGCGGAATCTTGCGCAACTTAGTGAGCGCATCACCAACGACGTTAATCATTTGGTCTACATTCATATCCGGGCTAGTGTATTCGCAATACAAGCGGTAACCATATGTGTACATCTTATGCAACATGATAAGTATAAACTCGCGCGACTTTGGTTGTATGTCTTGAATGTATGCGTCTTTGACATCAAACCCAGCAAATGGTTCGAATGAAATACCAGGCATCTCTTCGAGAAAGCTCCCGCTAAGCGCAGTCTCCTTTTCGAGAGATGTTTTGTATGGGGTCAGATTATCGCATACGCGAATGATCTCGCGTACTTCGCGCGAAGTGCGCACTGCTTCATATTGTTGCGCAAATTGATCTTTCTTATCTTGCGGGAGCGCATCATATTGTATTTCATGATCTAGGTCAGGTATCTCATCTGCATCATAGATGGCGCGCGCATGTGTATGAACAAACTCGCGAATACGCGCGCATGTTTGCGCGAACTCGCTTTGTGTATCAATGCGCGAATAAACGCGCGAATCTACAACAGTTTGCGCAAGTTGTGCGAATTGATTAATAGTGCGAAGCATGCGCGCGCATTTCTTGTACGCGAGAGTTGCATCAAACAAGCAATCATTAAGCGAGTCGCTTAGATCAGTTGGAAGATTGAATCCAGGCGCGATACGATCGGATCTGCGCGTAGTTGTTGTCTTTTTCGTATGGGTTGGTGTTGCAGCCATATGTATATTTCAAAAAATATGCTTTATGATTGTTTTACGTTCATTGTTCGCTTAACTCATGTTGCGCATATAGTACGAGCAATAATCTAAGAACATCAAACAGTACTACTCGATCATGTTTAGTAGTTGCGCGAGCGAATGCGTCACGGTATCGCGCGCAATCATCAACAGGCGCGCGTTCTACAGTGTGCGCGATATTGCGCTCTCCGCCTTGATCTGTTTGTACTATTTGCATAATAACATCGGCAATATCAACCGTCGTAAAGAAGTTATCATCATAGTTATTTATTTGTGTGCGCCAATTGAGTAGAATAGGTCCGACTTTCTCAACAATTAGACTCTCAGACACATAACTTCGCATCGCGTGAAACTTTGTGCGCGCTTCGATTATCATGCGCTTCATCTGAATATCAGTGCATTTGCTTGACGAATAAGTTAGGGCGCGCGCGATCATAGAACAGAACATGCGCGCGTTATCTTCGCGCGAACGTGCGCGCTCTGGTCTATGAAACTCGATTTCCATTATATTGATACACTCATATCTATTAGTTCAAAAAACAACATTGCGGACTATCGCGCGCATACGATGCGATGCATTGGGATAATCAGCATAATTAAGACATTGATGCATGATCCGCAATGTCCGAGTAAAAATGGTCTTCGAATTCATCCAGTTTCCGAGTTGTTTTTAATCGTTGCACACTCTGGCGCACTGATGATTCAACATCGCGCGTATTAATGGGACGGAGCTTAATGCGACTATCTGTGTCAACAATATGATCTACATCAAATGCCTCGCTAGTTGGTAATTCTTGCTCGACAACAGTACCGCGCGGTGGTTGTGCGCCATCATCAGTTTGCGAATCAGATGTCGTACGAGCTGTTCTGCGCTGTTGCGTGCCCGCTCGCGCACTCGCACTCGATGCCGCGCCAGCCGCAGGATCAGTTGATGGCGCTTGCAACTTCGTGCGCGCGCGATAGTCTGCCATTCTTTGCGACATTGCTTCCTTGGCTTGTTCCGGATCATCGTCTGGGGTATCGTCTCCACCACTAAGCATAATTTGTGTCATATATTGATTAACAGTCGGACACGGTGCGCGAGGTCTAGCATGTTCGCCCGTATTTCCTGATCTGATAGACTTAATGATAGTTGCGATAAATGCGCATATTTGCGATTGACCTACTATGACTGGTCCATTACTATGCAACACGCAAGGAACGCGCGTTATGTTGTATTTACTCGCGAGTTTGCTGATGACTTGCGCATCTGATGCAACATTCGCGCGCAATATGACGATTTGCTTATTAGCACGTTTGAGTTCGACCGCGAACCGAGATATGAGTGAGAGAATATCGATGGACTTGTTAGGATCGGGGATAATGATTATGATTTTTGACATGGGTTGACTTATGTTGTAGCAATTATATTTATGATTACATATGATTCATACTGGTTTATATGATTGTCGCGCATACATGGTAAATGCCTGGAAGCTAAAAAAATAGTCATGACTATCGTTATGTCATGTATGTCATAGTTATAACATAATCATGGACCAAGATTCGTGCGAATGGTTCGAAGCATCTCAACAGCATGATTAACGGTGCGAGATATAATATCATCCATCGGGGTGTTGCCCGGACGCACAATAATGTGTAGTGGCGCGCCTGCCGCATATGACGCGCAACCTGATACGAAACTTAGATTAGGAAAGACTGCGAGCGCAGACTTCGCGAACATTTGCCCAGTAGTATCTGTTTCGTCTGGCACGATGATAGTATATAGCATAGATGTGTCGAGATCATCAAGCGAGATATGCGCGGATGATCCACCCCTTTGTTTCTCTTGACCTTGTACATATCTCGCTTTACGAATATCTTCCATTCGCGCGATAAAGTTATCAGTTGCGCGCGCAAGAATGAACGAACCAGATGAACCGCGTCCAACCGTATCAAACGCAAGCATATAGTTATGCGGGTCACTTGCTGTACTTGTATGCACATATCGCGCACTATCATTATGTGGTAGATGTGGTTCGGATGATGGAAAGCCAGTACTTGGATGCGAAAGCGGACGCTCATCGAGAGGAATGGCAACCGATGTAAATGCGTTATTGTATGCGGCATGATCGCGCCCAATACCTTGCTCAACATTCGCAGTAAACTTAATTGAGCAATGAGGTTGCAAGGTCAAAAGTACGACATTATCGAAGAATGGTAATGGTAGTGGCGTGCGCGATGAGTCAGAACTTACATCTCTTTGCGGCTTGAATTGGCGACTATAGATGTCAAGAGGATCATCTGTTTCGTTCGAGGCATCAAGCGTATATTTCATACCAACTTTAACCATCGCTTGCGTAAGTGATAACAACATTATGCGCGATATGATCATATCGTTAATAATAAACGGATCATTCGTAACCCATGTCGCGCGATCAATAACAAGAGTGAGCGCAGGCATTTCGGACATTAGAATACGCCGCAGACCATTCGCAAGCGCGCTATTGATTCCAAGTAAGATAGCCTCGTGGTGTATGGGTTGTTCGCCAGTTGTTGGCATGAGTTTAGCGACTTCTTCATCTTGCGCAAGTTCGCGCGCGATTATGATTGGAGTTGATGTAATACTTTCAACTCGCGCGTGTTGTTGCATTTGTGGGCTCGTCTTTTTTGATGCCATCGTTATGTTATGATATTCGTAGTATTTTATTATAACTTATTCAAAAAAATAGATCACGATCATGATCATGCGAACGTGTACATACCATCTTCATCATACTTCCAATGTGTCTTACGACCCCATTCGATTGCGCGCGCAAGTTCATCAAGTTCATGCATCCATATGCGCGCGCCAACAAATGGATAGCCCATAATGTCATCGATGCGCGCGTCTTGATCCAATCTTTGACGCTCTGCCATGTATGAATCAAGTGACTTCTTATATCGGTTGAAACTAGCCATTGTCATATCGCGCTCGCGAAGATCAAGTAAGTACGCGTGTGATAGCAATGGCGCAGTTTCTTCGGTTGTTCCAGTTACTGCCGCAACAATGTCACTAGTATATTTCAGATTCGGCGAAGACAGAATGGCGACATTTAGTTTATCGAACCCCATTTGACTCAATACGCTACTTGCTTCTTCATCGGATTGCTTGTTCGCGATCGAGAAATGACCTTCGCGAACCTCACTGATATAACGACATATGTTGCGCAGGCGCAATATTTGCATATCAAGTAAGCCAAGCTCGCGCGTGATACGTTTCGCGTAAAAGTCGCGCCTCCATGGAAACCAATAAGTTAGAACCTCTTCATATGTTCGGAATGTGATAACGCTTGAGTCTGGCGCCATGAAGTTGATATTATCAGACATTCGCGCGCGCAACCCCAGAGCGATTATTACAGGATCGCTAATGAGTGCGCGCGATCGTGCAGATTGTTGTTGCTGTGTTTCGCGCGATTGTAGCAAGATAGCATATGCTGGCGATTGCTCGTTAAGCGTGACTTGTATACACACTTTCTCGGAATCAAGCGCGGACCAAAGATTCTTAATAAGTCTTTCCGGATCGCCAGACATTTCTATTTTGTGTAAGTATTCTGCATATGGTGTCGACCATTTACCAAGTGGCAACTCTGTAATATTTATCACAGTATCAGACGCCCATTCGTAAATTCCGAGAGACCATAGTTCGCTACCGTTGCGCGCGAATGTTTCAACAATTAAGCCATGCCATAAATATGGACTCATGGGATCTGTGCAATCACACACTATCCGCTCGCCGAACTCATTTGCGCGAGTCGATGCGCGTAGTGTTGTAACATCATCAATATGATCAGTTGGATAACAACATGGACGCATGCGAATCGGAGAAACTCGCCCGTTTGATGCAATGAGTCTGCGCAAGTTTCCAATAATGTCCATTACCTCGCGCGCCCAAATATTGATTCTCCAACCATGCGCGGGCACGTGTATCGATTCAGTAAGTGCAAGGGGAATAATCGGCATAAAGTGTACTGGTTCGCATCTCTCGCCTTCATCATATCGAAACGTCAGTACTGGATAGTCGCTTGCGCGAAATATGAGATCGTTGATAGGCGCGTTATAGCGCGCATACAAGTATCTCGCGCTTGATGCGTCTTGACCGCCAGCATTGCGCGTTCCAAAGTTACCGCTTGGTAACAAGAAAGGTAACTGCATACCACCAGGCGCAATGAACGCGCGCCTAATAATTGCATCTTGTAGTGACGTTTCGCCGTGGTGATAATGTTCGCGCGCGGTGATAGTACCAGCAAGTTCTGAGATCTTATGACGTCCATGAGGATCATGCGCGAAAATGCTAATGCATCCGTCTATTATCTTGCATGATACTTGGTTGGTGCCATCAATGACATCATTGATTTTGCGCGAGATATTATCGATCTGATACGCATGTGCCTCGCGCAACAAGTGATATGATGCCGGCATCGAATGCTCGCAAGCTCGCGCGCGCTCGAGTTCTGGATCAACACTAGGAGGCGCGTGCGATAATTGTTCCTTGCGAAGTTCTGGATCGCGTCCCAAGTACACCTCGAAAGTCTCGCGAGTCGTATCATCAACAGTGTACGTAATTAGGTGTTCTTGCATATTGCGCACAATATGATAAATCTCGTCATGCTCATGCGTTCCTAATCCTTTGTAGTAGCGTATATCGTATAAGTTCATAGCTGTCGCACTATTGCCGACGCGTTCGACCCATGCTTTGTATTCTTCGTCAGAATAAAACTCGAGTACTTTGCGCTGCTGCTTCGATGACTTGCTCGAGCTTGCGCCTTTTCGCGCGCGCCCCTTCGGATATGCGCGAATAATCGGAGTCTCAAGGCGCCGAACAAATCCGCTTTCGAGTAAGGATGGATAGAACCGATGAAACAAGTTAAGAACAAGACTAAATATGTTACCTGTTCCATCAACATCCTGATCTACGCAAGCGACAACATGCCCATAACGAAGGCGCGCGCGATTGCGCGCATCTCTGTAATCGCACGAATTCTCGAGGTTGAGTACTTGGCATAGAGTCTTTATGAACTGATTATCTAGCGCCTTCTTGTGTTTGTCGCATCGTATTTCGCCAGTCTCTTCGTCTTCTACCTCATCTGACTCTTTGCGCGCATTAATGATAACACCGCGCAAAGTCAATATTCCGTAGTAGTCGGTCATGCGATTGCGCGAAATACCAACACCTATGCTACTCATGGCACTATCACCCTCCGCGAGAATGAGCCCGCATTTCGCGCGTTTCGCTGTTCCTGCATATCGCGCCGGTCTATACTTGTCGATCGGAATGTTAATGCGCGAGTGCGATACAGGTACGTGCGCATTAAGAGATGCCAGAGCATTGCGCGCGAGAACATTCGCGACTCGCTCCACGAAGTCGCTAGATGGATTGATAAACTCGCGCAAACTTGTAGGAGTGAATAGCGCGCGATCCTTAGTCTGCGCATCCCAATGAACGCCCGGCACATTCATAACCATGATAATAGAAATCTTGATACGCAAGGTTGGGACTGTTTTGCGCGAAGCATGAAGTGCGCCAGCAACAATCTCCTTAGTACGATCTTTGATGATTTTCGAGACTCGCGCAATATGATTCCCATCCGGAACAACAACCCCATTAATGATAGACATATTAACACATTTCGCACATTGTGTCGCGACATATGTTGCAACTTTGCCATCACATGATTGATCACTATCAACGGATAGTACGGTACTGTCATCACCATCACCATCACCATCACCATCACCATTACCATGACCATGACCATGACCATCAACCTCGCGCGCATCTTGTTGCTGCTGCTTTGTTGAGCGAGTTGTAAGAAAAACAGCGCGCGCGATATCCATTGAGCGCCAATTAATTGGCGAACCATTCCATGTAACAGTTACACGCGGAACAAATTGCGCAAGGAACAACGAAGCCCAGACTGCGCGCGTATACACATGCGCGCCAACTGTGTCTATTAACTCGGTTGCTTGAAAGAGCGCGAAATCGAGCAAGAATGATACACGCGTACCCTCGTGACTACGATCATCGGATTTAGCAATCACTGGTCCAGTAGTATCGCGCGAGTTATTGGTCCAAGTCTGGGTAAACGAGAGACTGCGCGCGCGATCATACGTTGTTGCGCAAAACTCGCGCGAATGAATGTTCGTAATTTTCACGCCGAGTCCGTTAGTTCCTCCGAGCGTTGATTGATCCGTGTCTGTGCGCAAGTTGGTACCACTGAATGGGACGCTGAAAATGATCGTAGGAATGTATGCGGATCCGCGCCCATTAGAGAGCGTGACAGGTATGCCATCTCCATCATTTGCGACAGAAATGCGCCCATCAGTTGGCGAGAATGTGATATCAATGCGCGAAGTGCGCGTGCATCTTTGCGCCTGGTCAATCGCATTAGTTATCGGCTCATCAATGCACACTAAGAGAGCAGGCGCGATATATGTGCGTGTGATGCATGCCGCGCAACCTTGCGCTTGTGGATCAAACATGATAAACTCGCGCTCAATCGGGACTTTGGAACCAGCCCACATATCCTTAGTTAAGATATGCTCAAGAGTGTCCAGTACTTCATACTTCGAAGCCATTGTGTACTTTCCTTATGACTGATTCAAAAAAAGTAGTTTGCGCAAATAGACGACTATGATGCGCGCGAGCTTACTCTGAACTTGTCGTTGGAGTCGTTACCGTACCACTATCAACTAGCGACGATAATAGATCATCGCCAGCTGTCTCGGGGTCATAACTTGTATCTGTCGTGCCAGTCGTCGTACTCGCGCTTGTGCTCTTGCGCGCGCGTCTATGCGACCTATCGTGTTCGAGCTTAGCCGCCCGAGAACGATAAATAATGACAATGATCACAATAATAAGCGCGACAATGATGAGGTTTTGTGGTGTCGCATACTTCGTAATAAATCCTTGCATGTCCATCTCGAAAGTTATATACTAAGTGAGTGAGCGTATAATGGCGCGAAAAAAATAAGTCTATTTGCACGGTTGCGCGCGCACGCGCGTGCGCGTACCTCAGTGTTGCATTGAGCGCGCCAGAACGCCATCGAGTTGTGTCTGGTATCCGGGATATGGGCGGAAACCCTCGACTGACTCGCTGAGTTGAGTGAGCATATAAGCATGAGGATCATTAGTTGGTTCGCCTGCTGCTGCGCAGAATGTTGTAGGATCTGCAACATACCCAGTTTCCAATGCCCCGGACGCGAGCGATTCGCCTGCGCCATCTCTCACGATTTTCGTGAGAACTGATACTTTTTCTTGCTTCTTGACAGACGATGCGCCAATCCATCCGAAGAAGAATGCAATGATTAACACAATCATAATAACGATCGCGATGCTCACAGCCAACCAGTGAGCGGAGTAAAATGGCGCAAGTGTGCGCCCAACATCACCAACGGAGAATCCTCCGTTTCTGCTTTCAAAACCATCCATTGCTTGAGAGAAGCTTTGTTACTTTCCTAGTATATGTTGTGGAGCACGATTACGAAAAAAAATAAATAACGCTAACAATAAAATAGAAATGGCTACAGCATCAACGTTGTATTTGGTCCATAAGAACCTACAAAAGTTGTGCGTATATAGGGGCGCCCAACCAAGGAAGGTTATTGATGAGAGCGCGTTTATTAGTAGTATGACTAATCCAGGGTACTCTATCATTATGTCCATACGCCCAGATAGTGACGTACGAGGAGGCGCGCGCATCATCATATTGCAGTTCAGCTTTACTACTCCAGATACAAAGCAACAATATATAAAGGCAATCAGTACCGCGATTCTCATTGCTACCGAAGACAGTGGCAGCGCAGCCGGAACCAAATCAACAGAGGCGCGCGAGGTTATTGTCGTAACTCCGGATGAACCAGTGAGCGCGTTGTATAGCGCACTTGAGATCATGCGCGCGAGTGCATCTGCGCGCACTACATTCGAAGTATATCCTATGACCAAATTTATGATTGTTGTCCCAGAACATATTATGGTTCCGCGTCATGATATCTTGCGCGAGCCCGAAATCGCGCAACTATGCGACACATTGCATATCGCGCGAAACACGCTTCCTATTATTCGAAGCGATGACCCAGTTGCGATATGGTTAGGTTTGCGCCCTCGCATGGTTGTGCGCGTACATCGCTTTGTTGATACAGTTGGTATCGACATTGCATATCAGAGATGTGTCTAAGAAAAAAGTCATTATCATTCCATTCCATCTTTTTTTTGTTGCGCGAAAAAAGATGGAATGAATGAATGAATGAATGAACATACATATTCGCGCGCGCCTTACTCGTAACCTGTTCGAAGTAAAGTGATTGCATTAACAATCTCCTTCGCGCGCGCGACAATAGTATCGCTAATATATGATGGGTCTCTATCAACTCGCACAGTATGAACACCAATGAGATTCCACGGCATGTATCCAATAAGATATAGGTTCTTTGGTTCATCGACATCAGTAGATCCCGATGCATCATCGACCCCATCATCTGCGTCCTCGTCATCGTCGAGATCGGACATTGTAATAGTTTTTGGCATTTGACTAACAGACGTATATGGTACGCTTGAGTGTGCGCGCGCAACTCCATCAATATGCTGAAAGTATCTTGGATAGAAGCTATTATCACCATCGCGCAAGTGAGTTAGCACGTAACATAGTTCTTCATCATATGTGCGCGATGAGAAATTAATAGGACTATCACGCGCGCGCTTGAGATCTATGTATGTGTTTGAGTCGCCTGTACAAGCATGATAGAAACCAATGATACCACTTTCAATAACGCGCGCATCACGCACTTTCGCCATACTCTGCATCTTAATGGCAGATACGCGCCCTTGCATTGTTGCGCGCCTATACACAGCTTCGACGAAGTATGCATATTTCGCGCATTTTATCAAATGTAGTCCAAGCTGTAATTGTCCGACATATTGTGGAGGTACTTCGCGCGCCGCTGGTTGTGCAAGATGAGGATCTACAAACTGGTCATTAGCACCTACGCTCCATGTTTGCCAAACGCGCGTAAATGGATTCTTCAGCTCTAAGATTGCGCAGTCGCCCGCATGATCTTCAAACAATCCATCAGGCGAATATCGGAACGGTCCAGGCATGTAACTAATCGATCGCCCCTTAACGACTAGGTTTGCGCGCCTCTCAACATAACTACATAGTAGTGGTTCGAACATTGTACCCCATCCCATTGGTACGCCTGAATCGTAAATGCTAATCTCTTTGCGCGCAGGACATGGTTCAACTATTGCGCGATGAGTAACGGTTGGTTGCGCGCTTGTTTGCACATGTGTTTGCGCATGCGTTTGCATACAAGCATTTGCGCGCGCAAACATTTCAGGAGTCGCGACATCATCATCAACAATGTCGCTCGGTTGTGCTCTTGTTTGTGCATGCGTTTGCATACAAGAACTCGCGCGCGCGAACATTTCAGGAGTCGCGACATCATCATCAACAACGTCGCTCGTTTGCATGCTAGGTTGCATGCAAGAACTCGTGCAAGCATTTGCGCGCGCGTTTG